AGCGCCAACAACAAGATCCTCAAGGTCAACATCGGCGATGCCGGATGGTATTCGCAGACGGTTGCCGCATCGAACGTGAGCCTGTCCGTCGATAAGCAGGCGTGGGCGAACAGTGACACGACCCTGGTCTCGAACGCTCTTGCGGCACCCGGACACGGTGCGTCAACTGGCGCGAACGTCACCATGACCCCGACTGGCGGATTCGGGATCGCGCAGACGTTCGCCATCACTGGGCAGATTGCGACCGCCAACGAGTTCATCACGCTTGAGGCGTGGAATCTCAAGATCACCAGCACGTGATAGTACCCGTAACGGCATGACGCGGGGCTACATTCGCGTATGAGCAACAACTACGACCCCCTCGACCTGCGCGGGCAGGAGCGCGACCGAGCCGACAAGGAGCTCAGGGAGCGCCTGGACAGGCAGAACGAGGAGGCCGACGTGAAGTGGCTCATGTCGCAGAAGCGCGGCAGGCGCATGGCCTGGCGCATTCTCGACCACGCGGGCGTGTTCCGATCTACCTTCGCGGCCAACGCCATGCAGATGGCATTCGCGGAAGGGAACCGGAACGGCGGATTGAGGCTCCTCGGCCTCATCCACTCCGCGTGCCCCGAGCAGTACCACGTGATGATGAAGGAACACCAGGATGACGGAACCAACGATGATGGAAACAGCCGCGGCAATCACTGAAGCAGCTGCACCATCGACGGCCCCGGACAGCGTGGCGGCGACGGCCGACAAGCTCTACGGGAACACGCAGAAGGCTCCCGCGACCCAGGACCGGAAAGCCGCCGATGCGGCCCCTGCCGGAAAGGAACCTGCGCCGCCCGCCGCCGAGGAGGCCAAGGCACCCGCCGAGGCACCCAAGGCGCCGGAAGCCTACGAGTTCAAGGCGCCCGAGGGTCGAGTGTTCGACTCGGAGGTCATGGCCTCGTACTCGCAGGTGGCAAAGGAACTGAACCTGTCGCAGGAGTCCGCGCAGCGCCTTCTCGACGCAGTCGGCCCAAAGATGGCCGAGCGCCAGATGGCGATGATCGAGGCCACCCGCAACGGCTGGGCCGACAACTCCAAGTCCGACCGAGAGTTCGGCGGCGAGAAGCTGTCGGAGAACCTGGGCGTTGCAAAGAAGGCGCTCGATGCGTTCGGCACCACCGAACTCCGCACGCTGCTGAACGAAACCGGACTCGGAAACCACCCGGAGCTCATCCGGTTCATGTTCCGAGCCGGAAAGGCGATCAGCGAGGACCGCATGGTTTCCGGCTCGGCCACGCAGGCCAAGGCCGGACCGCGCAGCTTCGCCGACCTCGCCGAGGCTCTTTACTCAAACACCTAACCCAACAAGGGAACCACAGCAATGGCAACTCTCTCCACTTCCAACCTGACCCTCGCGGACTGGGCCAAGCGCACCGATCCCGAGGGCAACGTGCCCATCATCGCCGAGCTCCTGTCGCAGTCGAACGAGATCCTCGAGGACTGCGTCTTCAAGGAGGGCAACCTCCCGACCGGCGAGCGCGTCGTGATCCGCACCGGCCTGCCCCAGGTCTACTGGCGCGCCCTCAACCAGGGCATCCCGAACAGCAAGTCGACGACCGCCCAGGTCGACGAGGCCTGCGGCATCCTCGAGGCCCGCAGCGAGGTCGACAAGGACCTCGCCATGCTGAACGGCAACACCGCGCAGTTCCGGCTGTCTGAGGACACCGCCTTCCTCGAGGCGATGAACCAGACGATGGCGAGCACGATGTTCTACGGCAACCCGGCGACCGACCCGAAGCAGTTCCTCGGGCTGGCCCCGCGCTACTCGGCGCTCACGGGTTCCAACAACAGCGTGAACATCCTCAACGGCCTCGCCGGCGGCGGCTCGTACTCAGCCACCGCGAACACCTCGGTGTACCTGGTGGTCTGGGGCGACAACACCGTCTACTGCCCCTTCCCCAAGGGCTCGACGGCTGGCCTCATGCACGAGGATCTCGGCGAGCAGACCGTCTACAACTCGGACGGCACGCGGCTCCAGGCGTACTCCACGCGCTACCAGTGGAAGAACGGCCTGGTCGTGAAGGACTGGCGCTACGTCGTTCGCATCTGCAACATCAACACGACCGACCTGCTCGCGCAGTCGAACGGCCAGGCGACCACCTCGGCCAGCAACCTCATCCGCCTCATGGCGCGTGGCCTGTACCGCATCCCGAACATGGCGATGGGCCGTGCCGCGTTCTACATGAACCGGACCGTGCACAGCGGCCTGTCGATCATGGCGCTCGACAAGAGCCAGGCGGTCGTGAAGGTCAACGAGGGCCTGTCGCAGTTCGGCACGCCGTACAGCTGGCTGTCGTTCCTCGGCGTCCCCTGCCGTCGCGTCGATTCCATCCTCAACACCGAAGCCGAAGTCAGCTGACCCGCACACTCCTGAAGGGAGACACTCACAATGATTACTGACGTCCTTCTCACCGTGTCCGGGTCCAACACCCCCGGCTCGGCCATCTCGGGCCAGGCCATCACGGCCGACGCCTACAGCACCGACACCATCGACCTCGGCACCGCTCGCGACATCGGCGAGGGCCGCCAGCTCTACATGGTGTTCACCGTCGTGACCACGTTCAACACGCTCACCAGCCTCGACCTCGAGGTGGTTTCGTCGGCGAACGCGAACCTCTCGTCCCACACCGTCCTCGCGGAGACGAACGTCCTGCTCGCCGGCCTGACCGCCGGGAAGCAGTACGTGGTCGCCATCCCGCCGCAGATCGCAAGCCTCGGCCTGCGCTATCTCGGCGCCCGCTACGACGTCAACGGCACCAACCCCACGACCGGCAGCATCCTGGCTCAGATCGTCATGGACATCCAGGACGGCAAGAAGTTCTACGCCAGCGGCTTCACGGTCGCCTGATAGGAGCATCACATGGCAATGGTCAAGGCATTGGTCGACTGCTTCGTGGACAACGGGCTTCGGAAGGCGGGCGAGGAGTTCCGCTACTCCGGTCCTGCTCTCCCCGACGTGCTCGAGTTCATGGACGGCGGCCCCGTCCTCGACGCAGCCGAGCCGGAGCGCAAGCTGCGCCCCGGACGGAAGCCCAAGGCCGAAGCCACGCCGAACTGATGCGTGCCTGAGTTCGCGAACAAGGGAGGGGGGCCGTCCACGCCGGCCCCCCTCCTGTCACGAAGGGAGCGAGAATGCCATCCGTCGTAGACCTGTGCAACCTCGCACTCGCATACCTCGGGGATGATGCCACGGTCGCAAGCATCGACCCGCCGGAGGGCTCGGCGCAGGCCGAGCAGTGCCAGCGCTTCTACCCCATCGCACGCGACACGCTGCTCCAGATGCACACCTGGAGCTTCGCTTCGCGGCGCGTCTCGCTCGCGCAGGTCACTATGCCGTACACGATGTGGAAGTACGCATATGCCTGCCCCGGGGACATGATGACCGCCGTGTCGGTGCTCCCGCCCGAGGCCGAGGACGATTACGCGGTGCGCGCCTACCCGGCAGACCGATACGGCTGGGGCTGGATCAACACCCCGTTCGTCGCAGGCGGCACCTACGTGCCGCAGCCATACCAGATCGAGACGGACACGGCCGGGAACAAGGTGATCTACACCAACCAAGAGAACGCGCTCCTGCGATACCAGGCGCTCGTCACCGACCCGACCAAGTTCGACCCGCTGTTCTCGAACGCGCTCGCGTGGCACCTCGCGTCGATGCTCGCAGGCCCGGTCATCAAGGGCTCCGAGGGCGCAGCAGAGGGCAGGCGCTGCATGCAGATGGCGCTCGTCTACGTGCAGCAGGCCAAGGCGTCCGACGCCAGCCAGCGCGACATCAGGCCCGACCAAATCACGCCCTGGATCTCTGGCCGCTGACCGATGGCACAGACCCGCGTCTATCACCGCTCGTTCGGAGGTGGGGAGCTGTCGCCCGAGATGTTCGGGCGCATCGATGACGTGCGCTTCCAGACGGGCGCTGCCACGATGCGGAACTTCATCGCCCTGCCGCAGGGCGCCGCCGAGAACCGACCCGGCACGCAGTTCGTGCGCGAGGTGAAGGACTCGAGCAAGAAGACGCGCCTGCTGCCGTTTACGTTCAGCACCACGCAGACGATGGTGCTCGAGCTCGGCGCTGGCTACTTCCGCTTCCACACGCAGGGCGCCACGCTCGGACCCGGCACGCCTGCCGCCTACAACGGTGCGACCGCCTACTCGGTCGGCGCGCTCGTCTCCTCGGGCGGCGTGAACTACTACTGCATCGCGGCGACCACGGGCAACGCACCGCCGAACGCCACGTACTGGTACGCGCTCCCGGCGGGGATCTACGAGATCCCCAACCCCTACGCCGAGGCCGACCTGTTCGACATCCACTACGTGCAGTCTGCGGACGTGCTGACGCTCGTCCACCCCAACTACGCGCCCCGCGAGCTGCGCCGGCTGGGGGCGACCACGTGGGTGCTGTCCACGATCTCCTTCGTCCCGAACGTGAGCACCCCGACCTCGGTCGCGGTGACGGCCAACCGCGGGCAGGCGCTCAACATCACGGCCTTCACGCAGGCGAACCCGGGCGTCATCACGACCATCGGAAACCACGGCCTCGCGGTCGATGACCCGGTCTACGTCGATGGCGGCACGATGACCCAGGTGCGCGGGTTCTACACCGTGAACTCGACGCCCGGCACGACCACGCTGTCGCTGCGCGCATACGACAGCGGCGTCCCGGTGAACACGACCTCGTTCACGGCGTGGTCGGGCGGCGGCTACGTGCAGTTCGGGGCGAAGACCATCGACTCGGACTCGTACTACGTGGTGACGGCGGTGGACGCGAACGGGATCGACGAGAGCGCACCGAGCGTGGCGGTGAGCGTCACGAACAACCTGAATGCCCCGGGCTCGAGCAACACGGTCACGTGGGCGGCGTCTGCGGGCGCGGCGCTCTACAACGTTTACAAGCGCCAGAGCGGCCTGTACGGCTACATCGGGCAGACGCAGTCGCTGTCGTTCACGGACAACAACATCGCCCCGAACCTGGGGATCACGCCGCCCATCGCGGACACGACCTTCGTCCCGGGCGCGATCCTGTCGGTCCCGGTCACGAACGGCGGCTCGGGCTACGGCTCGACGGTGGTGAGCGGCGGCTCGTTTCAGACGGTGGCCGTCATCGCCGGCGGCACGAACTACGACAACGGTGAATCGGTGACCGTGGCCGACCCGACCGGGAGCGGCGCCACGTTCACCGTGACCGAGTCGGCGGGCGTCATCACGGCGGTGGCCGTCACGGCCGGCGGAAGCCTGTACAGCGACCCGACGTTCACGGCAGGCGGAAACTCAGGCGGATTCACGCCAACGGCGGGCAGCGGCGCACGGCTCCTGCCGACGCTCACGCCGCTGGTCTATGGCAGCGTCACCATCGGCGTCACCGACACCACGGGGACCGGGGCCGTGCTCGAGCCCATCGTCCAGGGCGGCGTCATTACCGCCATCCGGGTCGTGAACGGCGGGCGCAACTACACCAGCCCGACCATCACCGTCACCTCGGCGGCAGGCGGGTCGAGCGCCACGTTCGGTGCGGCAGTCCTGTCGGCGGTCCAGTTCCCCGGCGCGGTCAGCTACTTCGAGCAGCGCCGCGTCTTCGCCGGGACCACGCTCGCGCCCCAGACGCTCTGGATGACCCGCACGGGCACCGAGAGCGACATGTCCTACCACATCCCGGTGCAGGACACCGACCGCATCTCCTTCACCGTGGCCGCCCGCGAGGCGAACACCATCCGCCACCTGGTGCCGCTCACGCAGCTCCTCGCGCTGACGAGCGCCGCAGAGTGGCGAATCTCCCCGGTCAACAGCGACGTCATCACCCCGACCACGATCTCCGTGCGCCCGCAGGCATACGTCGGGGCCAACAACGTCCAGCCGTCCATCGTCAACAACACGGTGGTCTACTGCTCGGCCCGCGACGGCCACGTGCGCGAGCTCGGCTACTCGTGGCAGGCCAGCGGATTCGTGACGGGCGACCTGAGCCTGCGCGCCACGCACCTGTTCGACAACTTCGACATCTCGGACATGTGCTACAGCAAGGCTCCGCAGCCGCTCCTGTGGTTCATCTCGAGCACGGGCAGGCTGCTGGGCCTCACCTACATCCCCGAGCAGCAGATCGGCGCATGGCACCGCCACGACACGGACGGGTCGTTCGAGTCCTGCACGGCGGTCGCCGAAGGCGTCGAGGACCGCCTGTACGTCATCGTGAAGCGCACCATCGGCGGCACGACCAAGCGGTACGTCGAGCGCATGGCGAGCCGCCAGGTCGGGGACATCGAGGACTGCTTCTTCGTGGACAGCGGCCTGAGCTACGACGGCACGAACACGGGCTCGACCACGGTGACGGTCACGGGCGGCTCTACCTGGGGTCCGGCAGACGTCCTGACCGTGACGGCGAGCACCGCGATCTTCCAGTTCCCCGCGACCACGGACGTCAACGATGCCATCGTCATCACGGCCACGGACGGCACGCAGTACCGCCTGACGATCCTCGGCACGTCGAGCACCACGGTGGCGACGGCCAAGGTGGACAAGGTGATCGCGCCCGCCCTGCGCGGCGTGGCGACCACGTCCTGGTCGTTTGCACGCGACTCCATCTCGGGGCTGGGGCACCTCGAGGGCAAGACCGTGAGCATCCTTGCGGACGGTGCCGTGATGCCGCAGAAGGTCGTGACGGCCGGGGCGGTCACGCTCCAGCGCGCATCGACCGTGGTCCACGTCGGGCTGCCCTACGACAGCGACCTCGAGACGCTGCCGATGACGCTCCAGGTCGAGGCGTTCGGGCAGGGCCGCGCCAAGAACATCAACGAGGCATGGCTGCGCGTGGTGAGCTCGAGCGGCATCTTCATCGGCCCCAGCCTCGACAACCTCGTGGAGGCCAAGCAGCGCACCACGGAGCCCTACGGCAGCCCGCCGGCCCTGAAGACGGACGAGATCGGCGTGAAGCTGACGCCGTCCTGGCAGCAGGCCGGGCGGATCTTCGTGCGGCAGTCTGACCCGCTGCCCCTGACCATCGTCGGGCTGACGCTCGAGGTCGCCATCGGAGGATGACATGAACTTGACCCCGGCCCAGCAGTGGATGCTCAACATGCCGTACCAAACGCGGGAGGTCGGCACCATGCTGACCAGCGCCGCGCCGGCGGGCGGCACCTTCATGCAGGGCTTTGCCCCGGCCTTCGCCGAGGGCATGACCGTCGCCGGGCCGATTGTCTCGATCTTCGGGGCCGCGTCGAGCGCCATCGGGTCGTACTACGCAGCCGAGAGCCAGAAGAACGCCCTCAAGATGCAGGCGCAGAACCAGCGGTTTGCTGGCGAGATGGCCCGCATCAACCGGCAGGGCGCCGAGTTCACCGCCGCGCAGGTCGGCCGCGAGGGCGCCATGCGGGCCGGGATCATGGGGATGCGCGCCGGGCAGGCCCGGGCCGGCGCACGGGCGTCACTGGCCGCACGCGGGGCCGTCCTCGGCGCAGGCTCTGCACGCGAGATCATCGGCAGCATGGACCTGATGGCCGAGATCGACCGCCTGAGCATCAGCGCCGCCACCGTGCGCGAGCAGGAGGCCGCACGCCTCGCCGCCACGAACCTCGGCGCTCAGGCCACGATGGCCGGGATCTCGGCCCGGAACCTCGAGGCGACCGCAGGAACGATCTACCCAGGCATGGCCCTCGGCACCAGCCTCCTCAGCAGCGCCACCGAGATCGGGTCCACGTGGGCCAGGAACCGCCGCATCGAGGAACTGCTCGCAGGCGTGGGAACGCAGAGGATCTGACCAATGCCCACCGTACCGACAACGTTCGTCCCGCAGGTCGCGCCGCAGGCGCCGGGCGACATCGGCCAGTTCCAGGCGCCGGGCGTGCAGGCCGCCGAGAACCTCGCCGGGCCGCAGCTCGCCCGCTTCGGGCAGGCGATGACCGGGGCCGGCAACGCCGCCTTCCGGCTGGGCTCCGCGATCCAGGACGGGATCGACGATGCCACGACCAAGCAGGCCGACGTCATGGGCACGACGGCCATGCAGCGCGTGGCCGACCGCTTCCTCGGCACGGTCGGGCAGCAGTCCGAGCGCGACTTCGAGGCGTCGATGGGCGAGCTGTCGCAGGCCGGGTCGGCGGCGATGGACACGCTGAAGAACGACACGCAGCGTGCGATGTACGCGCCCATCCTCGCCCGGAACATGGGGATGTTCCAAAGCCGGATACAGCAGCACCGCAACGGCCAGGTGCGCGTCTGGAACACGAACGAGGCCATCGCACGCAGCGAGGTGAACGCCGACAACGCCATCTTCGCCTGGGCAAGCCGCAACGAGAAGGATGCCGCCGGGCGCCCGGTCGGGATGCTCCGGTATGCCGCCTACGCCGATACGGCCGTGGACGAGGCCCGCAAGGCCGGCGAGCTCATGGGCTACGCGCCCGACTCGGCGCAGATGAAGCAGCTCGAGCAGAAGGTCCACGACCGGATGGCGAAGGGCATCGTGGATTCCATGCTCGTCAACGGCGAGTATGCCGCCGCCGACGAGTTCCTGTCCGACCCGGACACGCAGGAAATGCTCGACGCCAGGGCGGCGCAGGCGCTGCGCGAGAGCGTGATGACCAACCAGCAGCGCGCCGTCATTGGTGAACTCACGGCGAGCATCAAGGAAACTGGCACGCTGTACGCCAAGAGCGACCCCAAGACCTACGGGCAGGAGGCGACCGAGGGCGCCGAGCCGCCGGCCACGCTGCGCGATGCGCTTGAGCGCGCTGAGTCGATCAAGGACGACGACGTCCGCAAGGCGGTGCAGGCGCAGCTCAGGACGCAGTACGCGCAGGACGAGGCGCTCAGGACGCAGGAATATCGCGCCCTGATCGACGCCTACGAGAACCACATGGCGGTGCCGGGCAACTCCATGTTCAACCTGCCGCCGGCGCTTGAGAGCCAGATGGCCGCACTGAGCCCGAAGGACCGACAGTCGTTCTACGCGCAGCAGCGCGAGTCTGACGAAATCGGCGTGCAGGAGGAGCTGGCGCGCAACCCGGCAATGCTTACCCGCGAGTGGCTCGAACGCAACCGCACGAAGATGACGCCAGGCACCTACGTCAAGCTGCTCGGTGAACTCAACCAGCCAGAGAAGATCATTGAGGCGAAAGTCGATGCGGATGACATCAACAGACTGCTCGTCGACTTCGGCATGGACAGGTACGTCAGCCCGAAGGAAGGCACGAAGGACAAGCAGGCAAGCCTCATCTTCCGCAACAATGTCAAGCAGATGATCGAGGTGCGCCAGCGCGAGAAGGGCGGAAAGATCGGAGATGCGGAGAAGCGCGACATCATCCGAAAGGCCATCGTCGACGAGGCATGGATAAGCAGGAGCGGACCGGACATCAAGTTGCCGAGAGCCATGATGACGCAGGAGCAGATTGGAATGTCTTACATGGTCATCGGTGACGAGGAAATCCCGCAACTTCAATACAACATCGCAGAGCAACAGCTCCGTGACGCTGGCATTGCGTCACCAAGCCAGTCGCAGATCATCAACGTTTGGATCACGAAGGGCAGGCCGCGGTGATCGAGCCGGACATCAACGAGCGCATGGCGCGTTTCGCACCGTCGCAGCGCGGGTCGTTCATGCGGAGGATCATGGAAGGATCGTCCGTCCCCGAGCAGCAAGACGTCGAGTACCCGTCCATGCCCGACTACACGGGCGCGAAGATCGCCGAGGACGTTGCCGCGATGGGGGAGCTCTCGGAGCCGGCCGCGCCCGTGCGCCCGGTGCAGTCATCGCCCATCGCCGAGGACATCGCCGAGCAGGCACGGCAGAACCTCAACGCTTCGCTGGTCGGCGTCCGCACGGTCAACCCGGACGAGGCGGCCAAGGCGATGCGCCTGGGCAGGCAGCTCGACCTGCCGCCCGAGGTGGTCCGAGCAGACATGCGGAGGGCCGAGGAACAGGAATACCTCGACCGCCTGCGGTCGCGTGACATCCTCCGAAACGACCCGGTCCTCGCCAATTACCTCGCGAACCGCGAGTTCGCCAACATCGCGCACGATGACATCGACAACCTGACGGCCATCGAGCGCACGTTCAAGTTTTTCCGCGACATCCCGTCCGGGGTGAGCGAGGGCTTCACCAAGGCCGTGTCCCAGGCCGAGATGACCGACATCATCGAGAGGCAGCGCCAGCGCGGCGGCTATCTCGAGGAATACGAGAAGGCGGCGCTCCAGTCGTACAACCGCGAGCTCGCGGCGCTGTCGGTCGAGACTGGGTTGGCCGAGGCCGGGTCGTACCTGTTCAGCCAGCAGCTCGCCGGATGGAAGCAGGAGGACATCGACATCATCCTGGCCGGCGGCGTGATCGGCGGCGGCGCCGGGCTTGCGGGCGGCCCGCTCGCGCCGGCGACCGTCCCGGCCGGCATTGCGCTCGGCCTGAAGGCCGGCCTGTCTACGGCGCTGGTGAACCGTTCGCTCCGCATGGAGCGCGCCCTGCTCTACGCGGAACTGGAGCCCGAGCTCGGCAACGACCTCGCCAACCAGATCGCCACAGGGGCAGGCGTCGTAAACGCGGCACTTGACGTTGGCGCGCTTGGTCTCATCACCAAGCCGCTGCGCGAGCCGTTCAAGGCGGCGTTCCGCCAGTCCGTCAAGGAGGCCGTCAAGAAGCAGACCGTGCGCCAGGCGTTCGGCCGCTTCGGGCTGTGGTACGCGGGATCTGCCGCCACGGAGGTCGGGACCGAAACGCTTCAGGAGCTGAACAACGTCCTCGCGATGGAACTCGGCCTGTACTTGCAGGACAAGCCGCTGGTGCTTGCAACCGAGGAAGGCCGTGCGGAAGTGGCCGATAGGTTGGCGAACATCGCCGCCGAGACGGCGCTTGGCATGGTGACAGTCGGCCTGCCCGGTCCGGCGTTCCAGTTCTATGCTGACGTTCGTGGCGCGGCCAAGGCGACACGCGACCACAAGGTACTCGAGAACATTGCGAAGACCGTGGCTGAGAGCAAGGTGCTCCCACGTGATGCCAAGACAATGGAGCAGTACCTCGCGTCCACGGCGGCCGGCACGGACGCGGAAACGACCTACATCGACGCCGCTGTGGCGCACGACATCCTGCGCCAGTCCGGGCTGACGGAGCTCGAGATGGACGCCGTGCTCCCCGGCGTCAGGCAGCAGATCGAGCAGTACCAGTCGGACGGCATCACGCTCGTCGGCGCGGACGTCACGATCCCGACCGCGCAGTTCGCGGCGAGGTTGGCGAAGACGCCGCTCCAGTCGCAGCTCCTGCCGCACGCACGGCTGTCTGCGGACGCCCCGAGCCTGGTGGAGGCGCAGCGCATCCGTGCGGAGCACGACCAGCGCCGTGCGGAAGCAGAGCAGATCATCGCGCAGCAGGAGGCGACCAACGGCACGTTCGTGCAGGAGGCGCGTGAGATCGAGGACACGCTGGCGTCGCAGATCCAGGCGACCGGGCAGATGGACGAGCGTGCGGCGCGTTCGAGCGCGCAGTTCATGCGCGACTTCTACGTGACGCAGGCGGCGTCGATGGGGCTGACGCCGAAGCAGGTGTACGAGCGTTTCCCCGTCCGCGTCGAGGGCGAGGGCATGGCGGCGCCGCTCGCGCAGGCCTCCCGCATCGACACGGACTACACGGCTGCCGTCGAGCGCGGCGACATGGCGACCGCGCAGCGTGAAACTGATCTTGCAGCTGAGATGGCAATGCCGCAGAGTGCGGTTCGTGGAGATGGGGAAATTGGTGCTGCCGGCAAACTGCTTCGCGTATTCCACGGATCTGGGGCATTCATCCGGCAGTTCATGTACGAGTTCACCGGACAGGGCGTAGATCAACTCGGAAGTGGTTTCTACTTCACCACAGATCGTGACGAAGCCGTTAGTTACACCACGCGACGAGGACAGCAGGATCTTCCCAAGCTTGGAGGAGAAGATGCCCCGACCGTGGTTGAGGCATATCTTGATATTCGCAATCCACTTGATGCAAGCACGACTGGCTCGATCACTGTAAAGCAAGTTCAAAAGTTCATCGAACTTGCCCCTGAAGAATCAAGGCGTGAAGGATTGGAGAACTGGGGTATCGAAGGAGATAAGCCAAGCACAAAGGTTCTGAATGCATACGCATTCACCGATGCCAACATTGTTCGTGAGTTGTTCAAGATTGGCAATGACTTTTATGGAAGGAACACGGAAGCATTCAACCGTGCGATCAAGCAGGTGCTTGGGTACGACGGGGTAGTTCAGGACTTCAGGGTGGATGGTGTTCGCAAGCTTCACTACGTTGCATTCTTCCCAGAACAGATCAAGTCTGCCGACCCCGTCACCCGCGACGAATCCGGCAACGTCGTCCCGCTGTCGCGCCGCTTCGACATCACCAGCCCGAAGCTGTTTGAGCAGGCTCCCGTCAGCCCAGGCTTCTACTCCGCGCTCGCCAAAGCGGTCGATGCCATCGACGCCAAGAGCATCGCTCCTGCCGGGTGGAAGGAGCGGATCAAGGGGCTCGTCAACAAGGGCGATGTCAAGCAGGATGAGGTGGACTGGAGCGGCCTGACGGACTGGCTCGACATGCAAGAGGGCAAGGTCACGAAGGAGGCCGTGGCTGAGTTCCTCAAGAACAACGGCGTTCGCGTGGAGCGCGTGCAGATTGGCGGCACCGAGCTTGAGAATCTCCGCAATGAGCACGCCCGTGCGGAAATGGACTACGACGATGCTTTGGAGGTAGAGCGTGCCGCGCAGCTAGGAACCGATGAGGCGGCGTGGAATGCTGCCGACGCTCGTCTTTCAGAAGCACGTCGCAGAGTTTCGGTGTTGTCGGCAAGGCTCGCGGAAACAGAACGCGCATCCACGAAGTTCAGTCAGTACACGCTCCCAGGCGGCACGAACTACCGCGAGGTGCTGATTACGCTGCCTGCCGTAATTACATCAAGGGCGGCAGAGCAAGCGCGATACAACGAACTGGTCGCTGCTGGATTCCCACTTATGGAAGCCCAGCGGATCGCTAGTGAAACTGCGGCTGACATACAAGACAGACAACTGGAACTACAGAAGCAGCAAGAGCCATACGCATCCAACGTAGCCGAACTTGTTCGTTTGGTTTCTGGAAATGTGGAAGGATCAAGTCCATTCACAATGTTCCAGTGGCTCAAGGATCATCCGAACAAAACTGAATGGCAACCGCAGATTGATGCATGGATTGACGCGGTTGGTGGTAATTTCAGGGCATATGTTGAAAACCGTGGTTGGTTGAACGACCTTGAGGCATTCCAGAATCTTAATTCTCAAATAGAAGCACTGCGAGCGGAGCGTCGTATTCGTGAGCGCGAACAGCGCGGGTTCACAAGCGGCCATTGGGATCAGCCGAACGTCCTCGTACATTTCCGACTGAAGGACCGCGTCAATGCGGACGGAAAGCGCGTGCTGTTCGTCGAGGAGATTCAGAGCGACTGGGGGCAGGCAGGGCGGAAGCAGGGATTCAAAGGTGATGTTCCGCTCGCCCCGTTCGTCGAAACCACGGACGGATGGCTGAACCTCGGCCTGAAGCACATCCTGCTTGAGGCCACGCAGGGCAACTACGACCGCGTGGCGTTTGTCAACGGAAGCCAGAGCGCTGATCGTTACGACCTGAGCAAGCAAGTCGAGCAGATTTCGTGGGATGAGTTGACTGATGCTGGGCGCTGGAATTACGGTGCGCCAAGCGCCACGAAGGTCGTGACGATCAGGCCCATCCGTGGGAACCTCATTGACATCCCGATTGATGCACAAGGGATCGCCGTTGCCGCTGGCACCACTGGAAACCAGTTTGACGGCAAGCCGCTGGACGAGATTGTCCCGAAGGAGATTGCCGAGCAGGTCATGGCCGAGCGCAGCGGCGACATTCGCGGCGACGGCCTGAAGGTCGGCGGCAAGGGGATGATGGAGTTCTACGACAAGATCGTCCCGGCAGCGGTCAACAAGCTGCTCAAGAAGTACGGCGGCGGGAAGCTTGGAACGGTTGAGATTGATCTAAGAACACCGGAAAGCGAAGCGTGGTATCGGGAACCGACTGCGGAAGAATTGCCAGCGCAGCCCGGCTTCCCCGTCACGCCCGAGATGGTCAAGAAGCTGGAGTCCGGCCTGCCGCTGTTCCAGGCCATGCCGGCTGGCGCCCCCCGCGGCGGCTTCGACCCGCGCCGGCTGACCACGATCCTCAACAAGACCGCCGACCTCTCGACGTTCCTGCACGAATCGGCGCACGCCTTCCTCACGTTCTACGAGCAGGTCGCGCAGATGCCGGACGCCCCGGCGCGCATCGTCAACGACCTGGACGAGGTGCTCCGCTGGGCAGGCATCGCAGGCGACACGCCGCAGGCGCGCCTCGCGACGTGGAACGGCATGACGCTCGACCAGAAGCGCAAGGCGCATGAGCAGTTCGCCTACTCGTTCGAGGTCTACCTGTTTGAGGGCAAGGCCCCGAGCGCCGAGATGCAGGGGCTGTTCGAGCGGTTCAGCGCGTGGCTCAAGCGCGTCTACCGTTCGATCCGCGATGACCTGAACGCGATCTACCGCCGGGAGTTCGGGGAGGACCTGCCGATCCTGACCGGGGAGGTGCGCCAGGTGATGGACCGGATGCTCGCCACGGACGAGCAGATCGCACGGCAGGCGGCCATCAACGAGATGAAGCCGATGTTCCAGACTCGCGAGGAAGCGATGGCGTTCGGGATGCCGGAGGCTGAGTGGGCTGCGTTCCAGCAGATGCAGCAGGAGGCCATCGAGGCGTCGGTCATCGACATGAACGTCGCCAGCATGCGGCAGATGCAGTGGCTCGGGAACGCACGCAGCCGCGTCCTGCGCGAGGTGCAGAAGAAGCACGACGCCAGGCGCAAGGAAGTCGCCGTCGAGATCGCCGCCGAGGTCAAGGTCGAGCCCGTCTACCGTGCGATGACCTACCTCCGCACCGGGAAGTTCGTGGACGCGGACGGGGCCGAGGTCGCCGTCGAGGGACCGCACCGCCTTGACACCAAGCGCGTCAAGAAGCTCTACGAGACGGTCCCGACCGCCGCCTCGCTCGAGGCCGTGCGTGCGACCGGGATGCCGCTGCCGGCGGTGATCGCCCCGGACATCGCCAAGCTCGGGACGGGCAAGAACGGCATGATGGGCCTGGACGGGCTCGACCCGGACCTGGTGGCCGAGACGTTCGGCTACTCGAGCGGCGACGAGATGATCCGCGCCCTGGTCGCGGCCCGGCCCATGAAGGAGATCGTGGCCGAGCGGACGGACGCCGAGATGCTGCGCCGCTTCGGGGACATGAACACGCCCGAAGCCGTTGAGGCAGAAGTCCAGGCTGCGCTCCACAACGAGGCGCGTGCGCGCATGGTGGCTGTGCAGCTGCGGTTCGTATCCAAGGCGACCGAGCCGGCCCGGGTGATGGTCGATGCGGCCAAGCAGGTCGCCCGCGACCTGATCGCCGCCAAGCGGGTCCGGGACGTGCGCCCGAGCGACTTCGTGGCTGCCGAGGCACGGGCGGCAAGAGATTCCGAATACCTCGTCAAGTACGAGGCCCAGCCCAAGATTGCGGGCCGGGCAGAATACGACCGCGTATACAACCTCGCGCTTTCCGCAGGCAGCACGGAGGAAGGGGCCATTACGGCCGCTACGGCGGCTCAGGAGGCGTTCGTAGCCACCCAGCGGGCTCTGAGGGCCGAGGAGTTCCGGGCGCGTTTCGGGCCAACTACGCCGCAGGAAGCGTTGATTCGCGCCCAGCGCGCCCAGCTCTACCAGAACCAACTCGCCGCCGAGGCGCTGCGGGTCAAGGCCGAGGTCGACAAGCTAATCAAGTACCTGCGCCGGGTGCTTAGGGACGAGAACGTCAAGCGCATGGGGGCCGACGCCGCCGACCAGGTGCGCGCCATCCTCGACAACTACTCGCTTGTTTCAATGACCCGCGCCCAGCGCGAGCAAATCACCGACCTCCGCAATTGGCTTGCCGCCGAGGAGGCCAATGGGACGCTGGTTGACATCGATCCTTCGCTTGCCGATTCGGCGCGCAGGAAGAACTACACGGAGCTGACGGTCGAGCAATTCCGCGACCTGGTCGATTCCGTGAAGCTGATCGAGTACCGGGGAAAGAACGAGCGCAACATCTATCTCGCTGGACAGAAGTTGGTATTCGAGGAAATGCGCGACGGTGTGGTCGCAAGCATGACCGAGGTCGCAGAGAAGAAGGGCAGAAAGGTCCGCAAGGATCTCGGGGACGAGGACAGGAAGTGGATGAACACCATCGCTTCCTACGACGCCAGCCAGCAGACCATCGCAAACATCGTGTACGTCCTCGATGGCGGGAAGCGCGATGGACCGCTTGCAAGGGCATTGATCATGCCGGCCAACGATGCCGGAAACCAAGAGGCGGCCGACCGTGCAGCCGTGTCGGAGAAGGTGAACGACATCGTCGGGCCGCTGGCGAAGAAGGGCCAGTTCGCCGCCCCGAAGATGCACTTCCCGCACATCGGAGAATCGCTGTCGCTCGAGCAGCGCATGGTCATCGCGCTCAACTACGGCAACCAGAGCAACATCGACCGCCTGCTGAACGGCGAGCAGTGGACCGCCGACCAGGCCCGCGTCATCATTGAAAGCCTGACGGAGGAACAGCTCCAGGCCGTGCAAGCCATCTGGGACGTCATGTCATCCTTTCGCGACCGCGTGGCCGAGAAGTCGCGCCGCCTGACCGGGAAGGAGCCGAGGTGGCTGGAACCGCTTCCGATGAGCGTCACTTCCGCAGACGGCAGGACCGTCGAGCTTCGCGGCGGGTACTACCCGGCCAAGTACAATCCCCGCCGTTCGGTCGGGGCGCGTGAGCTTGACATCGCGGCGGATGCCGAACGGCTCCAGCGCGAGGCATATACCGCGACCACCACAAGCCGCAGCTTCGAGAAGAACAGGTCGGACAAGCCGCCCGTCGATCAGGTTCTGTCGCGGCAGTTCGTCGCCATGTACGCGGGCCTGAATGAGGTGATCCACGACCTCGCATGGCACGATTTCGCGATTGCCGCCACCAAGTTGCTGCGAGACAAGTCGTTTCAGCGTGTCATCAAGGAGCGATACGGGCTTGAAACCTACAACTCCATCAAGGACTGGGTGGACGTCGTGGTCGCAGGCGACCGCACCAAGTACGACGCGTTCGAACAGGTGGCGATCTTTGCGCGCCAGAACGTAAGCGTGTCCGCAATGGGCATCAGGCTGATGACTGCGGCAGTGCAGCCCACGGGCATCTTCCCGGCAATGACCCGCGTCGGGATTGGGCCAATGGTCCGTGCCATTGCGGAGTTTGCCTACAGCCCGGTGCAGACGTCTCGCAACGTATTGTCGCGCTCGTCATTCATGCAGTCCCGTGGACGGACGCGGTTCCGCGACCTGAACGAGATTCAGAACATCGTGCAGGAGCAGTCCCGGTTCCAGCGCGTCAGGCGCACGTATATCGCTTCCGCATACGTGCTTACGTCGTTCACGCAAGGCTTGGTCGATACCTCCGTATGGATGGCCGCATACAGCAACGCCATCAAGTCCGGGAAGTCCGAGAAGGACGCCGTGTTTGTTGCCGACCAGACGGTCATCGACACGCAAGGCAGCGGCCGCGTCCAGGACCTCAGCAGCGCGATGCGTGGCGGCAAGAAGCAGAGCGCCTACGCCAAGCTGTTCACGCCGTTCTACCAGTACTCCAACACCATGTACTCGCTGTTCGGGGCGCAGATGCGGACGGCCCCGACCTACGGCAAGGCAGCCAAGGACGCGCTCCTGATCCTGACGGTCGGTGCCATCGTGGAGGAGCTGATCCGCTACGCCCTGAAGCCGTCGCAGGAAGAACCCGAGCCGGAAGAACTCGCCAAGAAGCTGGCCGCCAACCAGATCGACTTCGTGGTCGGGCTGCCGTTCGGGCTTCGTGAGTTCCGAGGAGCCGGGTCGCTCATCATGGGAACGGAAGATGGCGTCCAGTCCTACCGAGGCCCGTCCGGCCTTCGGATCGTGACGGACGCCACCCAGGCGGCGGTGCAGGCACGGCAGGGAGAGTTCGATGCCGCGTTCCGGCGTGCGGTCATCAACCTGCTCGGAACGACTGCCGGCATCCCATCGGCACAGATCAACGACACCATCACCGGGATCGAGGCCGTGGTGGAAGGCGAGGTTGAGGGAGCGGAGGCCGTGCTCGCCCCCGTGACCGGCGTGAGGCGTTAGTACCCGTAACCGTACCCGTGATTCATAGGCTGAACCAAGAGGCGATGCATCCATGACCATCAGCAGCACGACGAGAATCGCCGGCCCGTTCGTGGGCAACGGCACCGCCTCGGCCTTCCCCTTCACGTTCAAGGTCTTCGCCGCGGGCGACTTGGACGTCGTGCGGCTCAACTCGTCCACGGGCGTGGAAACCACGCTCGTCCTCACGACCGACTACACGGTCGCGCTGAACATTGACCAGGACTCGAACCCGGGCGGGACGGTCACGCTGGTCGCCGGGCCACTGGCGACCGGGTTCACGCTGACGATCACCTCGGACATCGCCAACCTCCAGCCGACCGACCTGACCAACCAAGGCGGGTTCTATCCGGAGGTCATCACGGACTCGTTCGACCGGGCGACCATTCAGATCCAGCAGATGGCCGGGGAGGTGTCTCGGTCGATCAAGGTCCCGCTTTCGGACAGCACGTTTGACATGGAGCTGCCCGGGGCGCTGGCACGCGCCAACTCGTTCGTGGCCTTCGACGGCAACGGCGCGCTGACCACGCAGGCCGCGAGCTCGAGCGCGGCCCCGACCTCGATCACCCGCCAGGTCTTCAGCGGCACGGGGTCGCAGACGATCTTCACCCTCGGGAGCGACCCGGGCGGCGCAGGCAATTCGGCGCAGG